CACTGGTATGGACGTTGTTGCTGCTGGGGCATATGACATGACCGCCGGCGCAGCTTCCACCTGGCAGACCACTGCTGGCGACTTGACTGTCAAGTCTGCCGCTGATATTGTTCTCCAAGCTAGCGCAGGGGACGTGATGTTCGCTGACGGAACCACCAACTTTCTCAAGTTGGCAGCTGATGGCAACGACGCCATCTGGCAGCAGCAGCAAGACGGCACACACACGATCTTCAAGCAATATGACGGCACAGAGCTTCTCAAGCTTCACGATAGTGGGCATGTCGTAGTTAGCGCTCACAACGGAACCGACACGGGGCTCTATCTTGGAGGCACTCTCGTTACTGCGACCGCAGCGGAGCTAAACTATTGCGACGTCACCACCTTGGGCACCTCACAGGCTTCCAAGGCTGTTACTGTTGACGCCAGTGGCGATCTTCTTGTACCGGACAGCGATAAATTCAAGTTTGGTGCTGGAAGCGACATGGAGCTTTATCATGATGGCACAAACTCTTTTATTGCCAACAAGACTGGCGCCCTAAAAATTGCCACCGAAACGAGCGGAATTGCCGTAACCATCGGACACAGCACTTCTGAAGTTACAGTTGCCGACAACTTGACAGTTGCTGGTAACTTAACTGTTACGGGCACAACCATCACGGATACGGTGGAAGTTATTTCTACATCCAGCGGCGTTTTGTTTGAGGGAGGCACTGACGACGGTCATGAGGGCACGCTGATATCTGCCGTTGCTGGTGCTGATGTAACTTACACACTGCCAAACCTGACCGGACACATTCCGCTTTTGGCTGGCGCAGCATCTAATGCAAACGTCACCGCTGCAGAATTTGCGCTCCTTGACGGTGGTTCTTCTATCGGAACGACAGCAGTTGCCGATGGTCACGGTCTCTTTATGAACCAAGGTGGAACCATGGCGCACACCACAGTTCAAACTCTCGCCGCTTATCTAGACGACGAGATCACCGCAATGCCTAACCTTGTCACTACAGCAGCCACGACTGTTGGCGCTCTTAACGCTGGTTCTATTACCAGTGGTTTCGGCAACATTGACAACGGCTCTAGCACCCTAGATACAGGCGTTTTGACAGCGGCTAGCATGGTTTGTACTGCTGGCGCCACTTTCGGCGGCGGCTACGGTGATACCGGTGCTACGATCTCTACTGCTGGTGTCTTGCAAGCTGACGGCGCTGGTACTTTTGGTGGGGCTCTTACTTGCGCCACTAGTTTAACTATCGGTAGTGCCGCCATGAGCGAAGCCGATTTGGAAAAACTTGATGGTATCACCAACGGCGCTGCTGCAGCCAACAAAGCCGCTGTTCTTGACGCCAACCTCGACTTTGATGGAATGAGAAACCTCACCCTTGATGGCAGCATCACTGGTGGCGGCAACTTGTCTCTTGACAGTGGCACCACAAACATTTCCTCTGCTGAACTAAATACACTTGACAGCGTTACCCTCGGTACCGCTGCAGCTAGCAAGGTAATGACCTGGGCAGCCAACAGCTCTTGGACTGCCGCTGGTGGTACTTGTGCCAATCTTGGTACCGTCACCACTGTTGATATTAACGGTGGCTCAATTGACGGAGCCACCTTGGGTGCAGCTGCTGCGGTTACAGTCACAAACATGGACTGTAACGGCGGCTCTCTCGACGGTGTGACAATCGGGGCTGCTTCTGCCGCACCGGCAACTTTCACTGGGCTAGCTGCCGCTTTTAGCGGAAGCGTTTCGGGTTCGGCTTATACGGCAACAGCGGCCGACTTCTTCCTAGGGTGCGATGCATCTAGCAATAATGTTGTGATTACCCTTCCCCCTCCTGCCACCGCGGGCTCGGGCAAGATGTATGTTGTTAAGGATGTCGACGGCAGCGCCGGCGGCTCATACGGCATTTATGTCACTAGCAGTGTCGGCACGAACTATATCGATGGTGCTGGCGATAAAGTGGAGGTTAGGACCAACTACGGTGCTGTCAACCTCATGTCTGACGGTTCTACCAACTGGTATGTCTGGTAAAATAGCTTTTTAGCAGGCCGGAGGGGCGCCCAAACGGGCGCCCTTCTTTTTTTGGTTGTTTGTCAACTGCAAGACTATTTATCTTTGACGCGAAATGTCTTTTGTTTGTTGTGATATATTAGGAGAATATAAATGTCATCAATGCTAGAGCAGGCGATTGTAGATGCATCGGCCTTAAGAGAAGCAGCTCTTAAGAATGCCGAGTCCGCCATTATTGAAAAATACGCACCCGAGATTAAGAGTGCGGTTGAAGCGCTTCTAGAGCAGCCAGAGGCTGAAGATGAAGAGGCCCTAGGCCTAGGCGGCGACGAAGACCCGGCCGCCGAGCTTGGAGCTGAGCTTGGAGCCGAAGGCGAGGCTGAGCCTGAAGAGGTTGATGTCCCTCCCGCGTTTACCGAAGGGGAGCCTCTTTGCCCGTGCCCGGAACAGGACGAGGATGTAGAGGTGGAACTTTCGTTTGATGATCTGAAGCAAATGGCTAGCCAGCTCGCCCCGGAGGAGGGGGAGCAGGAAGGTCACGAAGAATTGGCAGCCGGCCTCCCCGAACTGGGGGAAGAAGAGCCGCTAGCCGAATCCGTCGAAGAAGACGATGAGATTGTCCTTGATGAAGAGGCAATCGCAGCACTGGTCGAAGAACTCGTTGTTGATATTACACCCCAGAAGAGTGGATGGGCCGGTACGCCCGAGACCACTATGCTACACTATGAAGAGCTAGCACTAGCTCATCGTGCGGCCACTGAGGTTAAAGCCGAGAATGACGAGCTAAGAAAAGCCGTCTCCGAGCTTAACGAGTCTAAAAAACGTCTTAAGAATACTAATAAGGTTCTTAAGGAGACAGTTTTGAAGTTGAAGAGCGCATTTGACGATATGAGCACTTCAAACGCAAAACTATTGTATACGAATCGTATTTTGAGTAGCCCCTCCTTGAATGAGCGACAAAAAGAGAATATTGTTGAAGCTATATCCAAAGCCGGTTCGGTTGATGAAGCAAAGGTCATTTATGAAACACTTCAGAGCACAGGGGGCACCGCTAGACGAAAGCATGTGCCACAATCCCTAAGCGAAGCAATCAAGAGATCTTCTTCTACGGTTTTGCCCAGGCGTCAGCCCGAGCGAACAACCGATACTGCTATTGACAGATTGCAAATTCTTGCAGGTATTAAACATAACAAATAATAATAAGGAGGTGATACTTTTATGTCTGTATTAAATAAATTAACTGAAGGTATCGTTAACCGAGATATGCAAAAGGAAGGACAAGCTCTTCTCTCCAAGTGGGAAAGAACTGGTCTTCTGGAAGGCCTCGGCGACGATACTAAGAAAAACGGCATGGCTCGACTATTGGAGAACCAAGCCAAAGAACTACTGCGTGAGCAGAGCACCATGACTGGTGGAAGCGTTGAGGGTTTTGCTGCTGTAGCATTCCCCATCGTCCGCCGCGTTTTTGGTGGACTCATTGCTAACGATCTTGTGTCCGTTCAGCCCATGAGCTTACCCTCTGGTCTGATCTTCTTCCTCGACTTTACGTTCAACCAGGCGGTCGTGCCGGCTGGCGCTGTGGCCGGGGAATCCATTTATGGTGGTGGCCGAGTGGCTAGTCAGATCACCGGTGGTGTTACTCTAACGAGTGCCAACGCCGAAGCTGGCTTCTATAACCTTTCAAACGGTTATGCTTCTCCGACCGCCTCTATTACCATCACGCCGGTTGCCGTCGCGCGCGGCATTTATGGTGGCGGAGCGGGTGGTACCTGGTCTGGTACTAGTGAGTATACCGATTTGGGCGATTCGCTTATGCGCTATGATCCCGATATTGCGAGTGGTACAATCTGCGCTCTCGTTACTGTACCGCGAGCCACTTTTACCGCCGCAACCCCGGCGGCGAACTTGGATGATATGGTTGCCATTTCACTTACCACCACCGACGACGATCGTGGGCTTCAACTTCGACGTTTGACCCGCAAAGATCCCGTAGCTACCGGTAGTGCCAATCTCTTGTTCGCTGCAGCTGCAACTGGCTCTGAGACCACGACGGAAATCATGAGCGCCTGGTCGTCGGTTACTGCTTGCGTTGCGACGGTTACTGACACCTTTGCTAACGGAGGCGCCCTTGGCTCCGTGGTTGGTGCCTTTGACTGGGCCCTAGAGCGTAGTCCTGCTATCCCTGAGATTAACATCAAGGTGGACAGCATTGCTGTAACGGCGATCACTAAGAAGCTCAAGGCCAAGTGGACCCCGGAGTTGGGACAAGATCTCAACGCCTACCACAACCTTGATGCTGAGGTCGAGCTTACGAGCATTCTCTCTGAGCAAATTGCTCTAGAAATTGACCAAGAGATCTTGGAAGATCTTCTAACCGGCGCAACCGGTGCTATCTTGTACTGGTCGCGCGCTCCCGGTCTCTTCGTGAACCGTGAGACTGGTGTCGAGGTTGGTGCGGCTTCTGCTGCTCCCGACTTCACCGGTACCGTTAGTGAGTGGTATGAGACACTCCTAGAAGCGGTTAATGACGTGTCAGCTCGTATCCATCGTAAGACTCTACGTGGTGGAGCAAACTTCTTGGTTACATCCCCAGAAGTTGCTTCCATTCTTGAGTTCACCGCTGGATTCCGTGCCAACGTCACCGTTGACGCCGAGCGTGGTACCGCTGGTGCCATGAAGGTTGGTCAGCTTTCCAAGAAGTTGGATGTCTTTGTCGATCCCTATTTCCCACGTAATGTGATTTTGGTCGGTCGACGCGGCTCTAGCTTCCTAGAGAGCGGATATGTGTATGCACCTTACGTGCCACTACAGGTCACTCCCACCATCTTCGGTGTCGAGGACTTCGTACCCCGTAAGGGCGTCATGACTCGTTACGCCAAGAAGATGGTCCGTCCTGATATGTACGGCCTCGTTGTTGTTCGTAACCTAGTCGGTGGAGCTGGCGCAACCAGTTAATCTCTGATTAGATAAAAACAGTCAAACCCTCGGCTCTTTTCGGAGAGCCGAGGGTTTTGTCTTTGGGGAAACTAGTTACCACCGAGCGAAAGCTCATACCATATGTTTTTTGACATGATTATAAAAGGAGGGTTTTAAACAATGGGAACTAAAAGAGTAGGCTTGGCGAGAACCCAAGCATTGATTGAGAATTTGAAGAGAGAGCTGGCAATGGGCTCATCCGCAATGGGAGGGCTATTGACCGCTACGACGACTGCGACAGCAGGCACTGAGCTTACTGCCGCCGATAGTGGGAAGGTTATCTTTCTCACCCAGGCGAGCGGGGCCGTCACGTTGCCCGCCCCGAACGCTGATGGAAGCGCCGGGTTGATTTATCATTTTGTTCTAGTGACAACGGCGGCGGCGGACTTGGAGATCGACTCTCAGGTTGACACTACCGGTATTATCGGGTTCATCACAGCTGACGATGGCAACACAGAGGGGAATGATCAGAAGCTTAAGCTTGTTAGTGGCAGCACGGGGAAGGGCGATTGCTTTACCCTGGTTTGTAACGGCAGCAGTTATTACATTCTGAACGGCCTCGCCAACCAAAACGGCGCTATCGTATTCGCGTAGCACTGGAGAGGCGGACTTTTCGCCTCTAGTTTATGTTAGAGCAGTCCGCATTAGACCCCCTCCCCTCGGAGGGGGTTTTTCTTTTGTAAACAACTATTTATTATATTACGGAGGACCCTATGGGTAAGAAAAAGAGATATAGGCTAAGAACAGCAAAGTTCGGCAGAAAGTATGCTGCCAAGTATGGGCTTGGCGAGAACACAGAGACTCAAGAAGAGCCACTAATTGAGGAAACGCCAGAGCCAATTATTATAGCTGCGCCCGAACCAGTGGCGGAGGAGCCGGTCATTGTTGTAGCTCCCGACCCAATCGTGGAGGCTATTGAGGCGGTGACGCCCCCCGAGAAAAAGCGCACACGAAGGAAAAAGGCCACTACCACCCCGCGTAAGACAACGAGAAAAAGAGCCACCGCTGCAAAAACAGCAAGCTAACTGTGCTTTCCAGTTCTCCAAACTAATTAACTAGAGGAGAAGTTTAAGTATGGTCGCGCCCCCCACTTTAACCCCTAAGAGTACGGTAAGTGCCGTCAGGTTGCCCCCCACCGGAACCGCGTCACAGGTATCGACGGCGGTTCCCCTAGGGTTGTATACGGCTTCTGTTGACTTTTTGTCTGGTGCTGCCGCTCAGGTTGCCTACACATATAAGAAACTCGGCGGCGATGTGCTTGACATTGAGTTAAGCTCCTCAAATGTTTATGCGAACTACGAAGAAGCTGTTTTAGAATATTCGTATATTATTAACACGCATCAGGCAAAAAACGTCCTATCTAGCCTTCTAGGAAACAGCACGGGGTCTTTTGATCATCGCGGGGAGATGAAGGCGGGCGCCCTCTCATCGAGCCTCAGCGGCACTCGAATTGAGCTTGCCTATCCCGAGATGCGCTTTGAGTATGGGCGCCGCTATGGGCACGCAATGTCCTTTGAGGCGGGAATGGGGGGTACGCTCCCTGAATATTCTGCATCTTTTAATACTGTTCCAAACGTACAAGATTACAATTTGCAGGAAATTGTCTCTTCTTCTGCCGCGGCTGGTGGCGTCCCTTATGCGTCTATTGATCGTACTAAGAGAATTATTGTAAATCGGGTTTTTTACAGGACACCGCGCTCAATGTGGAGATTCTATGGATACTATGGTGGTTTGAATGTAGTGGGAAATCTAGCTACCTACGGGCAGTATGCGGATGATTCGACTTTTGAAGTAATCCCCGTGTGGCAAAACAAGCTTCAAGCAATCAACTTTGAAGATATGATTTATACTCGAACATCTCAGTTTTCTTATGAAATCCGCGACAACAAACTTAGGATATTTCCACAGCCCGTGATCGGTGAAGTGCCGAAAATGTGGTTTACATTTCAAATTATGGATGATGCGTGGAGCGTCGACGATAGTATGAAAGACGGAGTTAGAGGTATTAACAATCTCAATACGATTCCCTTTGCGAATATTCCATATGACAACATTAACTCGATGGGCAAACAGTGGATCCGCCGCTTTTCTCTTTCTCTCTCTAAGGAGACGCTTGGGCAGATTCGTGGAAAGTTCACTACCATACCGATTCCGGGCGAGAGCTTAACTCTCAATGCTTCAGATCTGTTGGGCCAAGCAGCAACAGAGCAAGCTGCTTTGCGCGATGAACTAAAGGCGCTCCTCGACGAGATGGTATATAGCGCATTAGCAGAAAAGGACGCAGCTCTCGCGGGAAGTATCACCACAATCAAACAGGGCGCACCACTGCCGATTTTCCAGGGTTAGGGGTAGAAAATGGCAGATAACAAGTGGAAACAGCCAGCTCAACCCCCGTCGCCTTTATTCATTGGCAAAAAGGAGCGGGATTTAATTAAACAAGTCAACGACGAGCTGCTTGAGCGCGTTGTGGGACAGCAGATTCTCTATTATCCTATTGATATCGACACCAGCAACTTTCATCCTTTGTATGGGGAGTCCATTGAAAAGACATTTCTCCCTCCTTTAAGAGTATACGCGCTCGTTGAATGGAATGAATACGTTACCGAATTCATGCCCAATGGCGCCATGGATCAAAGGCTCGCCATCACGGTCCACTTTCACAAGCGGCGCCTAACGGAGGATCAGGATCTCTATGTGCGCGTGGGCGACTTTGTAGCATACGGCGACAACTACTACGAAATCGTTAACTGGGCTGAGCCTCGCAAGATTTATGGTCAAGTGGAGCACAGCATAGAGATCTCAGCCAAGTGCATCAGAGCGCGCCCGGGGGTATTCGATGGCGGATAGAGAATACCAAATTATGCCCTCCACTTTGGAGACGATCGACCAGGCCTTTTATACATGGCTGGACGAGGCTCTAGATATTTTTGCCACCACCAATGCGGGGTGGAAAAAGGTGCCACTCATTTGGGTCTCGGCGGAGAGATCTTATCAAGTAAAGCACGACAAAGACCTCAGGGATGATTATGGTGTCTTGAAACTTCCCATAATCAGTATCGAGAGATCGTCGATTGTAAAAGACCCCACCAAAAAAGGTATTTATTGGGCTAATGTACCACCCATTAATGATGCAAAGGGCGGCTCGGTTTATGTTTCCAAGCGCATCCAGCAGAATAAGACGGGCGATTTTGCCAATGCTGACGCTTATCGTAAAACGGCAACCTTCTCTTCTCAAGGAAAAGGGTTTGGGCAGGAGAACTTTCCCTTTAATAACAAGAAGATTGTATACGAAACATTAACAATGCCCCTTCCGGTATATGTAAATGTAAGTTATTCATTAACCCTTAAGGGCGAATATTTTCAGCAAATAAATGAAATGCTCACCCCTTTCCTTGTGAATACGGGACAGATCAACAACTTCTTTATTAAAGCGGATGGGCACAAGTTTGAGGGGTTTCTTCCCACAGATTTCGCACAGAATAATAACGTCGCAAGTTTGGGCGACGACGAGCGTCTTTTTGAAACCAAAATCGATATTCGAATTCTCGGATATTTGGTCGGCGCCGGCAAGAACGCGGAAAGGCCAAAGATTTCGATTAGAGAAAACGCCGTCCAGTTCCGGATGCCCCGCGAACGAGTCGTCTTAGGCGACATTCCCACCACCGTATCCGGCGCCTTTTATCGCGAGTAAATTTGGACTTTCCGTTGGCGAGTTACTATTTACTACGAGAAGTCCCAAGTAATAATTACTGTGGTATGTAAAAATGAGCAAGGAGAGTTTAAATAATGGCAAGTGGAGCTAGTAAGTTTAAGTTTGTTTCCCCTGGCATCTTCACCAACGAAGTCGACCGATCCCAGTTGCCAGGCGATCCCCGCGGAACGGGGCCAGTCGTCATTGGTCGCACAGAAAGGGGCCCGGGAATGCGCCCGGTGCGCGTTGGCTCCTACGGTGAGTTTGCAAGGGTGTTCGGCACCCCTAACCCCGGCGCCGATGGCGGCGACAACTGGCGTGATGGGGATTTTGACGGCCCCACCTATGGTGCATATGCGGCCCAAGCGTGGTTGAGATCTGGGCAAGGCCCCGTTACAATGATGAGGCTCTTGGGCACCGAACACCGAGACTTTGAGTCTGGCGGACAAGCCGGCTGGGAGATTGATGCTACCCCGGATACGACTCTTACGTCAAATGGTGGGGCGTATGGGCTCTTCCTGATTAACTCAAGTAGTGCCAACAACGACCAGACGGGCTCCTTAGCGGCTGTTTGGTACCTGGAGCCTAGTGCGTCTATCATCCTTTCTGGCTCCGGCGTTGTCGACGGTGTCGCCGCTAGCGGCGCAGGACTACTATTGCGCTCAACGGGCCCTTCGCGCGAGTTCATAGCACAAATTTATGGAGGCACAGCCGGAACAACTATCAAGGAGAGGGTTTGCTTTAACTTTAATCCCAACAGTGAACGTTATATTCGTAACGTATTTAATACGAACCCATCACAAACCAACTCGACGATTGTCACCGATACTTCTACCAACTTTCACAACTACTGGCTGGGAGAAACGTTTGATCAGTTTATCGCCACTCAAGTAGGCAATACGGACCAGGGGGAGCTTTATGGCATTATCCTTGGATTGGCCACCGGTAGCGTTGACTACGACAATCACAAGCAAAACTTCCAAAATGCGGAGTCTCCTTGGTTCCATTCGCAAGATACCGGAGTATATACCAACTTTAATCTTGCAAATGCGGCCCGGCTATTCAAGCTTGTATCACTGGAGGGTGGAGAATGGGCCAACCGTAGCCTTAAGGTTTCAATTGAGAACATTAGAGCTGCCGACTATCCTGATATCGATCCTTATGGGTCATTCTCGGTTGTGTTGCGGCACGTCCGCGACACGGACAACGTACCAGACGTATTCGAACGCTTCGATCTTTGCAACCTAAACCCCGTTTCCGAAAACTATATTGGACGCAAGATTGGCGATCGATATCTTCAGTGGGATGCAACACAAAGGCGCCTGCGTCAATATGGTGATTATCCTAACCAGTCGAGTTATATTCGTGTTGTGGTGGATGATTCGGTAGCCGCCGGCGGTGCAGAAGCTTCGCTGATCCCCTTCGGATATTTTGGCCCCCCACGTTTCAACGGGTTTACAATGGCGCTTTCGACCATCACCGCGGGTGTGGCGCTTCAGGGCAACGACTATGCCACCTCCTTGGCTAGCATCGGCAACCTCGGCGCGCCCGACGCTTTCTCAATCATTGAGGGCAGCGGAAGCATCGCTAGAGTGCCGACTTCGCCAGTCGGATCCGATGTATTTTTTAGTGCCTCTCTGGACGCTAGTGCCGGAACCCAATCGAGGTATACGGGAAGTTTCATTTTCCCGCAAATCAGACTACGCCGCAGCGCTAGCGCCGGCGACATTACAGATCCTACCGATGCATACTTCGGCATCCAAACTACCAGAACTCCTGCGAGCATGGTGTTTGACGGCAGCTATCTTGATATGGTACGAGCGGCCCCCGCGGATTTCAATACTTTTACGGCTGGCACTAATACGGAAAACTCCTTCGCCTTCACCATGGATGACCTTAAGTCAGGCTCTGCCCCGGGCGATGGTTTCTATTATCTTTCTGGATCTCGGGTCGGAAGCTCTTCTTATGGTGGAACCGGTGGACGCACCTACCGAGATACTCTTGATGCCGGCTATGACCGCTTCACTGCTCCTATCTTTGGTGGCTTTGACGGATTAAACATTAGGGAGAAGGAGCCCTTTAGAAATACATATCTCTCTACTGGCAATGAATATAGCAACTATGCTATTAACACCATCAAACGAGCAATTGACAGCGTAGCTGATCCAGAGTTTGTGGAAGCAAACCTAATGACGCTGCCGGGTGTTACCAATACCACCCTCACTCAACATTTGGTTACAACTTGTGAAGCCCGGGCAGATGCCTTGGCGATCATTGACATTGAGAACGCATACACCCCCGCCTTCACCGAAGGTACCAGTGATGCGGTCACAAGACGACCCGATGTCACACAGGCTATAAGTAGCATGCGAAGCCGCTCCATTAACTCTAGTTATGGCTGCTGTTTCTTCCCATGGGTGCAGATTCGAGACACCACTACCGGACGCATCGTTGATGTACCTCCCTC